CCTGTTTCATTCACCTTTTCCCAATCAAGTAATTTGTAAGCTAACTTGCGGGTACATTCTTGCCCCACTTCACTTGGGCCAATGTAAACCTGCTGCGAACGGGGCGAGAAAATACCCGCTTGGGTAATAATCTCGCCCAATTCAATTGCAAGCGCCTTACTTGGAGTGTTCAAAGGTGTGAAGCTCATCGCTTATTCATCATCTCTTACAACGGTGAATCGCCGAGTTGTTGAAACAACTTCCAATAGATCAATCACTTGAGCAGGCAGGATTTCTCGCGCCCGCTTAGTATCAAATCGCTTTGATTCAACAACCGACCATCGAATGACAGGGCGGTTGCCAAACATTCCAACTTGGGCATCGCCAAGGGCGGCTTCCAAGTGTGAACGGGCAATGTCTGCAACCTCTTGCCATTCCTTAATCTTGATCAACGCAGCTTTGTATTGCTCAAACCACGCATTTGCATCAGCATCAAAATCAACGATGCCTTTCTCTATTTCAACGGTCACTTTAACCCCCAAAGTTTTTTAGTACCATTTTTTTATTTTGAAATGTTGCCAGGCAGCGCAGGGGCCACCTGACCCATATTTTCTGCCGATGTAGGCAAGGGCAGCAACGGTTTGGGCTACTTCGGATTTACTCCGCTTCATCCCAAGGTTTTTGATAGTTGAATCTAACAATTGCCCAACACCTTCGGCTGAGCTTGTTGGATTCTTTTTGTTCTTCCACGCGCTTTCTTTGCCCATAAGCAAACTAAAACACCTGAAATCTTTTTTGGTAAGTAGCTCGCGGGCGAGTTCCTTATGATCAACCTGCATCAGAATTGGGCGTTCTTTGTAAATGACCAATTGCGGAATGGCAGGTGTTGGATTTATTGCTTGAACCAATAGTGAAGTCACCGTACTAACCACCAAGATAAGGGCGATTCTGTTGATGACTCTTTTTGTGTTTGGTTTGATTGGATTGCTCCTTCTCTAGCCGCCAATTCAACTTGAGCCGCAATTTTGTAAACATATTGCGAAGAACACTCAAGGGTGATGGCGATTTCGTTGGCGCTTTTGTTCTCAGATAACATTTGGCGAATTAACATCGCTTTATCTGTCAGCTTAATCTTTCGACCTTTACGGTTGATTGATCGGCGTTGGTCTGCGGTATAACCGCCCCAAAATCCGTAAACAATGCGTTTGTCAAGTGCGTACTCCAAACATTCCTCTCTATGAATACAACTTCCGCAAATTTGCCGAAGTCGGGGCAGGCGCTCTGCCTCATCGCGCTTATTGTCGGGAAAGAAATAATCTTTATCCTCAATCTGCGCACATTTGGCTTCGGTGAACTTTGGGGAATCGCTGAAAATGTCAAAATTCATCTCCTTGTTCCGTAGCCTGCTTCTCGAAGTAAATTGATGATTTGTTCTAGCGACATAATCGCCCACCAATTCGCGGTGTTGGTGACACCAACGCCGTTAGGTTTTACAACCAAAACGCCAAAGTCTGCTTTAGCGTTCTTGGTTTCCAACTCGGTTTCTTTTAACCAAGCAGGAATCTTATATGTTTTGTGATTTTTAACTTCCCAAGCCAATGCAGGGGTTCCTGTTATATCGCCAAGATCAAGTGCGCCATTTAGCGCCCTTCTTTCGGCGTAGGGAAAACCGTTATCAATTAAGAATTTGACAACGGCAGTTTCCGCTGAGGTTCCCTTTGCTTTGGCTTTGGACATTAAATCTCGCCATCTTTGTTATTGCCGAAAATGCCGACAATAGAAATGATGCTAATGATAGTTACAACTAGAGCTAACCAAAACATTTGGCGTTTTCCTTTCCGTTCAAGGTCAAGGGTGACATAAACTACACCATAACCTCAGGCGCGACACGCTAACGGCTAAATTGAATTTCCACTTGAAATGGTGCGCCTGTGTTCACATCAAACTTAGCTGCAAGTTCAAGGGCAGATTTGATCGCGTTGCTTGCGGTGTCAATGTTCATTGTTTCCCCCACCGCTTCGCCATAAACATCTGCCATTGAAGTCAGATAGCCAAGGGCGTAGGCGCTACCCGACCCAATGCCGTAGGTGAAGTCTATTGATTGCGAGATTCCTAGATCATTGCCGATTTCAAAGATGTTGCCATTGAAGGCGAGCAAGTAGGCAAAGCTCACGCCTTCTTTTTGGTAATCATATCCATTGTCTTTGAACGCCTTGATAATGCTCGGAATAACCTTTTTACCCATAAACATTACGGGGTCGGTGCCATCGTAGGCAGGCGGTTTCCAATTATACATAAGCACATCGCCTGGGCGGCAATCTCCGCAAACCCCCAAGAGGTACTTGCCAACCTTGACAATTTTGGGCGTTGAGGGCGAAATGATGCGTTTGTCACCATCGGTGATTTGGCTGTCAGCTCCAAGGATGGCAAAGCCTTTGCCTTGGTAGCCTGCAATCGTGGTCATAGGGGCAATTCTACCCGTTTGAGGGGTATCTGTGGGGCAGGTATCAGGCGTGGGCAGGCGGAAATAGGGCAAAAATAATTCTTAAATTGCCTTGGCGTGTCTTGACACTATGTCAAGACAGGTGCTAGATTTGCCTTATTGGAAAACGAACGGGTTTCCAAGAAACGGAAAAGAAATGAATCTCTTTCAAATCAATCGTGGCAAGTTCATTAGCACAAATGAAGAATTCCGCATCGAATACTTTATTTACAAAGGTGGCAAGTCAGAGTGGGTTATTTCTCGCAAGAATAATGATGGAAAGTATTTTTCAGCAGTAGCAGGCGCACCAACACTTGCAGATGCAAAAGCAAAGTATTTTGAAATTGTTAAGGCGGTTGCATAATGACAACTTACAAAATCACCCGCAATGTTTACAATGAGTTTTCATCTTTGATTCAAAGTTGCGCAAATATCCCTGAAGAAGATAATGAATTTGATGGGTTATTTACCGCTTTGGATAATAGTGATTTCTTAAAGGGCTATCACATTGTTGAATTGAATCAAGCTCAGGTCAAGCAATTGATTCACTTTAGCCATAAGCAGATTGATTACTTGGCAGGCACAACTATTCCTGAATTGAATTATGACGGCAATTACAAAGAGGCGGGCGCTTGCCGCTACACCATCAAAGGTTTACAAAAGCTGATTGCCTCACTAGATGAAAAGGCGGTTGTCTAATGTTGCACTATTGCACTTGCCTAACTTGCGGCTCTAAGTTTGATGCCGTTGCTAAATTACACGAATGTTTCAATTGCTACGAAATAAGAATGGGGTGGAAAGAAATGACAATTTACTACTGTGTGTTTTGCGATAACAAGGTTGGCAATGAGAAAGTCTGCCTGAACTGCAACGAATACAAAGGCGTTGTTACCGAAGCTGAGTTCAATCAATTCCAACTAGATTATCCGCGTGCAATATGAGCGCAATGAAATCGCTTTACCTTGACCTAACAACAGGCGTTGCCGAAGTCAATGAAACCTTGCAAGAAGGATTTGACCTGCAAAATGCCAACTTTGAAACAATAGATTTGGCACTTTGCCAATCAATCATCAAGTTAGTCGAAATGCGCAACACTCTAAAAGAAATGGGAGCAGTAAAATGAGAATGACCCGCAAATGGCGTTTAGTTAGAACCGCCTTCATCATCGTAGGCGTTTGGTTAGTAATTGAGATCGCAAAAAACCTTTGGTGGACATCTGAAGGTTACTGTTGGGGCGATGCCCTCAAGTGCGTAGGTGGTTTGTAATGGTCACGCCGCAACGCTCAATTCGTATCAATGAAGAACTATGGCGCAAAGCCAAAGAGAAAGCTGAAAGCGAAGGCAAGAACATAAGCGAAGTGATTGTTGCTTATTTGAAAGATTACGCCTAGTTAAAAGGCGAAAGAACCCCCAACAGGAACGGCTGTTGGGGGTTCTTTCTTGGGGGTGCGGTGAACGCACTAAATCTGAAAACTTCGAGCAATTCCTTCTTCAAGCGAAATCTTTGGCGTGAACACTTTGAGCATATTGCTTGGCTCGCCAACTCGAAACATTACACCAACAGGTTTGGTTTCATCGGTAACAATCGGCACCCGATGCCCGCTAATATCCATCATCATTTCAGCAAGTTCAATAAAACTCACGGGAACGCCTGAGCAAAGGTTCATAACTTCAACATCATTTTGCGCAGCTACTAAACTGCCCTCAACCACATCGTCAATATGAATGAAATCTCGAACCTGTTTGCCGCTGCCCCAAATCTTGAACTCTTTTTCTTGGTTCCAACAACGGCTAACAAATGACGGGAAAGGGTAATCTAAATCTTGGTCTTGACCATAACCACTAAACGGGCGCAAGATAGTGACCTTCAAACCCTCGCGCCTTGCATACATTGCCAACATCTCACCCGATAGTTTTGCCCAACCGTAGCTGAAATCAGGGGTGCGGATTTGGCTTAAATCAATGTCTTTTTCTTCCAACATAATTGGCATTTCACCTGTCTGTAAATAAACAGGATAAGCAGCCGATGAAGAATAATAAATGATTCTGTTTGGGCGAGTTCTAAGCGCCCATTGAAAGAGATCACTATCAATGGCAAGGTCGGTGGCAACTGCCAAGGGATTACCTTCAATGGTGGCTCTGCCGCCGACTACTGCCGCAAGGTGAATAACAAGGTCAAAGTGTGTGTCATCTTTAGCAAAGAAATCGCGGGCATCAATGCCGTTGGCAATGTCAATTCCTGTTATATCGTGTTGATCGCCAAAGGCGCGGTGATAAGCGCGACCTACAAAACCCGCGTTGCCGGTAATAAGAATCTTCATCTAAGCGCCTCAAGAAGTTGCTTATACATAAGAGAATTGATGAAGTTGTTGAAGGCATCTCTATCTGCGGTGTAAACCTCAGCGGCATTAACGGTTTTGTAACCTTCATCCATCTCAGCTTTACCAATTAGCGGGTGGCAATGCTCAATAATAATTTCAGGGCAATAGGTAATCTTGCCTAAATCAGTTCCAAGGCGTAGCCAAAAATTGTCAAGATAAAGGTGGCGCATATTCGGCGGCACCATCCCGCCAAGGGCGGTGACAATATCCGAAGTCATTGCAATCATTGTTGGCAAGCTCTGACCTTGGAAAAGGTCATTGCCGTAGGCAAGGGCAGGCGCATCTTGAAGTTTGCTGATCAACTTATCATCCCATTTGTGGGTTCTTGGCCTGTGATCATCGCCCATAAAACAAAGGTATTTGTAATGCTCGGCGTATTCTTTCGCCACTTCATTCAGCGGGAAAGCCATCCCGCGAGTGGTGTTCTCAATTAAGATGTAATCAATATCGGCGGCATCGTAGCCATCAAATGTAAGGTCATCTTTATCAATGACAAATAACAAATCGGCAGTTGCTTGGGTGTCATTAAAGGCATCGCGCAACGCCTGCGCATTATGAGGCCGCCCGCGTGTGGGAACTATAACAAGAAGTTTATCCTTCACGATGGGCAATCTCCCCTGCAATGGCGAAGTAGGCAGCGCCATCAATGAAGGAATCTAAATGATCAGGTGACTCAATCAGGCGAGCAACCTTGACCAATGCCAACATAATCGCGGCTTGGGCGGGAGTTATCTCAGCTTCAAGATACACCGACCACAAAGCCGCGATTCGTTGATGATTTGTTAGCGGGTCACCGTAGTTTTTATTTCGGTCACCGTGAGTAAGGCGTGAAGCCTCTTTAAGAATATCCCCCCGAAGCATTTGTTACTTAGCGCCTTTGCCGAAATCTGTTGATTTCGCATCAAGTGCCTTTAGAACAGGGCCAGCGATTGCCGCTAAACCTGCGACAAAATAAGTCTTTAGTGGTTGATCAGGGCTTGCGAGATAAAGGGCGATGATAGATGCCGCAGCAGCTCGCAGGTAAGTTTTAACAATTGCTTCAATTTTAGCCTTGTTCATTATGACTCCTTAAAGGTTGGCTTGCCGAATCCTACAATGTGAACCGGCAAAGATGGTTTTACCTTGCCCCGATTCTTCTTCTTATATGCTCGCACCTTTTCGCAAACTTGACCACCATTGCGCTGATCGCCTTTTTTGTCGGGTGCGGTGTTGCCTTCGATTGTGGTGATAGTTCCGTTTGTGTGAACTTGGGTAACAATCCCAATATGTGAAATGCGGTCAATTCCATCGTGCGGGAAATCAAAGAAAGCGCAATCGCCAATTTCAGGGGTTGCGGTTTCGGCATCTTGCCAGGCATTGTTTTTCTTAAAGGCGGTTGCACCTGCAAGTGTTGAAACACAATTAGGGATTTTCACGCCTACTTCTTTGAACACCCAATTAACAAAAGCACCGCACCAAGGTTGATTTGTTTTTTGGTACTTGGTTTGATTCTCTTTCGGGCCTTCAATCAGCCCTAATTCAGCTTTGGCTGTTTCTACGATTTGGTTTCTTTGGTTCATTTGCTGCCCCCGTAATTAGTATTTTGTAAATTTCCTCAACTTGGCGTTCAAGTCGAGTGACGGAATCTTTGAGGCTTGACCCACTATTCGGTTTCAATTCGCTTAAATAATGCTTGACCATCCAACGGGTTGCGGTAGCAAATGCGCCGATAATGGTGCAGATAGCCACCGCCATTGTTAGATAATCTTGAGCTGTCATTTCGTAATCACCAACACCGACATTAGCGCGGTTCCTGATGAACAAATGCCATAAATTGCGTTTTCGTGATTTTGAAGAGTCAGCTTGTCACCGTTATCCATTCGATACCCTGTTGATGAAGTGAGGTTGGAATCACCAAGATAAATGGTGCCACTTGATGAGTGCAAGTTTACTTGCTCAGCTTGAGCATCTGCTGCGACCAACAATGTTGGTGAGGTTGTCACCGTGATTTGAGCTGATGAAATGGGCATTGTTCTCCTAGATTAGCCCCGAAAGATTTGCTTACTTTGTAAGTGCTGCGATTTCTTCGGCTGATAATCCAAGGGCAGCCAACTTAGCCTGCGCCGATGCCTTGGCATCTGCCGCTGCCTGCTCTGCTGCTTCGCGTTCAGCTTTAGCAGTTGCGGCGGCGATGGCATCTAGCTCGCGCTGTGCGATTTCCTCTTGAGTTAGCGGTACCTCAACAGCAATACCGGTAGCGCAGTTAACTTCAATCTTGATTGGTGTATCAGACATTTTTTATCTCCCAGTTTAGTTGTTCTTCATTCCAAGTGTAAAAGTTTTCATCTTGTGGCATAGGTATTGGTGGTTCCCATTGGCAAGTTTCCTCATCTAGTAACCAAGAACCGTAAGGCTTTGGTGGGACGAAGGCATCACGGGTGGCATCATAAATGAAACCAATTCCCGCATAGTTGTAACGGATATTAGCGTTGTAACTTGTCTGTACCCAGACACCGCTCAAGCCAAGGTCATTGGCTAGGAAGTCTTGACCGCGATGTTCTTGCTCATTCGGTACCACTAATACCCGTAGAACGGTTCCACCGTTAGGGTCTATCTCTGCAAAGTGTGCCATTGTATTTTCCCCTTACGCCAAGTATCTAACGATAACTATGCCTGAACCGCCTGCTTGAGTGGTGCCTAATCCACCACCGCCAACGTTTGCTGTGCTTCCGCCACCTAAACCATTTGCGCCGTTTGAAACTGACCCTCGACCACCGCCACCGCCAGCGTAATATCCGCCATCACCTGTACCAGTTGTTGATGCCCAAGTAGAGTAAGTATTCAAACCGTTTCCACCTGCGCCACCGTTTCCACCTGAAGGTGCGTTGCTTCCAGCAGTACCAGCACCACCGCCACCACCTGTGTTGTTACTTGAACCCGAACCGTTGCCGCCTCTGTTTCCTTGGCCTGATGTTCCAAGTCCACCGCCAGCATCACCGCCACCGCCACCAGAGCCACCAACTTGACCTGCGGTACCAAAGTTAGTTGAACCTGTACCACCGCCTGTTGCAGTTAATGAACCGCAAGATGAGTTGCTTCCATTAGCAGATGAACCGCCACCGCCGATGGTTACTGTTTGAGCAGTTGAATAGGATTGCGCTGCTGTGTAAAGCAAACCACCACCACCGCCACCGCCAACTTGACCGCCACCGCCACCTGCGACAACTAAGACATCGCAAGATAGGGCTGTGGCTGGGGTAAAGGTGCCGGAGCTAAGAAATGCGTGGTACCAGTAAGTGCCATCGGTCTGAATGATTGAACCACCTGTTGCCTTTGGTGCCTTTGTTGGGGTAGTGCCAAGGGCAGATACGCCGTACAAATAAAAAGATGAGTTTGTCATAGCAAGACTTGAACCCGTAGCAGAAATCGTGATTGAAGTTATTGCTGCGGTGTTAGACCAAAGACCAGCATTTAGTAAAGAATAAGCAGTTGTTTGGTTTTCTTCTTCAACCGCATCAATGCTTACAGATTTGTAGTTTGCTGATGTGTAATTTGGAATGTAAATTTCAGCATTGCTAAATGTATTGGTTCCAAAGGAACGATAGCCAGCCCAAAAACCATTTGATAATGAAGCACTTGATTCTGTATAACTTGCTACTACTGCTCCTGAACCTCTAAGCGCCCGATAAGTGTATCCAGTAGTAGTACCATTAAATTGAACTACAATTGCATCTAAACCGCCTGTGTTATTAACACCCATCTTCAACACCAAATCGGTGTAGCCAGTTTGAGGGATGCTGTTGAATGTAACGCTGCTTGCTCCCGCAGCGCCGACAGTGATTGTTTCTAGGAGTGT